AGTTGGTGATGCGCCGGTTGCTGACGATGTACTGGATGCGCCGCTCGAGGCCCTTGGCCATGCGCTCGGCCAGGAAGTCGGCGAAGGCCCACGAGTCGAAGCCGGCCGAGTGCTGCACGTCGAGCGCCATCACGTACCAGCGGCCGTCGTCGAGCAGCTGCGGGTTGTGGTCCGAAGCCGAGCCCTGCAGTAGATGCGACGCGTCGCCGATGGTGCCGTCGCCGTTGCCACGGGTGCGGTCGGGGTAGCGCTCGTTGATCTCGCCGAAGAGGGCCAGCAGCGCCGGTGCGGTGCGTACCGTTTCGCCGGCGATGACACCTTGCATCCAGACCATGGCCCGCCTCCTAGTTGTTGACGGCCGTGGCGTTGATGGCAATGTCCACCGACGTCGAACCGGCCGTGCGCCGAGCCTCGAGCCGGGCCGTCATGTTCTTGCCTTTCGGGTCGGTGCCCGAGATCAGCCCACCGGTAGGGATGGCCACGGTGCCCGACTTCTGGGCGTTCGACGTCTGGCCCGTTTCGCCGGCCGCCGAGGTCGGGGTGCCGCCGCCGTTCTCGTAGACCATGAGGCGCCAGTCCATCGTCGACCCGTTCGGGTAGATCGAGATGTCGTAGGTGATGTTCACGCCGGTGGCATAGAAGTCGCCTCGCCACAGTTCCGTGTAGGAGCCGCTCGTCGTGCCCGGGCGCATCGTCGAGCCGTTGCCCACCGAGGCCCCGCCGTTCGGAAAGAACGGGATTCCGGTGGGTGCAGCGACGATGTCTCGTGCATCGCCGACGTACGCTGCCGTGGCGGCGTCGCTGTAGTCCCCGGCCCCGCCGCCGCTCGTGCTGGTGAACACCCGGTCCCGGGCGCCGACCTCGATGCGAGTGCCGGCTTCTTCGGGTTCGAACCAGTCGGTGAGGTCGATGATGCGGGGCGACGATTCCGACGTGAGCAGGTAGACGCCCATGCCCTGCAGGACCGGCCATTCGTAACCGAAGACACGCATGGCGGCAGGGAACGCATCGACGCCACGGAAGCGCACGTGCGTGGTGCCGGTCAGCCCGTCCTCGGTCGGGTCGTAGACCCACATCAGATCGCCCGGGGCGAGCTTGCCCTTGATGTCGTAGTCGTCGGTGAGCAGCGTCAACGCCCGGCGCACCGAGTTCGTCTTGAGGATCTCGTTGCTGGCCACGGTGTTGGCATCGGTCGGGGTGATGTTGCCCGAGTCGAGAATCCGGGTGACGTTCATGACCGCGCCGTCGGGGGCGTAGTACGGGATGCCGAGCGTCGTGTACTGCTGCACGTCGATCGCCCCGGTGCCCCGAGCGATCACGATGACCGACGTGGCGTAGTCCTCGACATCGCCGGCCGCGTCGAACTCGATGGCCCGAATGCCGATGATGGCCGGGTCGCTGCCGTCACCGCCGCGCATCGCCATGACCGTGGGCGACGAGACGAACAGCACGCCGCTCGTTGCCGCATCGAGCGTGAGTGTCGGGTTGATGCGCCACGTGGCGTTGGTGGCCAGGCAGACGGCGTCGATGGCCTGACGCACCGTCACGTACCGATACGACGCGGTCTGCGTGTACAGCGTGTTGGTGATCGTGCCGGTCGAGATCCCGTTGGGGTTGCCGGTGAGGAAATCACCGATCCAGTCCGACAACGTGCCGGCGCTGCGGGTGTAGCCCGTCGTGAGGATTGGGCCCTTTCCGTTCTCGTCGCCGAGCAACACCGCCAGGCTGCCGCCCTCGATGGTGAACTTGTCCGGACGCGAGCGGTAGACGCCGACGTAGCGGGACACCGACCGCACGGTGGCCGGCGTGTAGGCCGCCAGGTTGCCGACCTCAAGCCGTGACGGCGTGACGGCAACGAGCGAGAACGCCCGAGTGTCGAGGTCGAGCTCGTCGAGAATCGACTGCGGCGTGGTCGGCTTCAGCTTGATGGACCACCCACCGGCGGCCATCAGCTTCTCGGTGATCATCGCCCGACGTAGCGCAGCGTGTGCGACCGCGCCGCCATGTACTGGTAGACCTGGTTCTGGGCGGTCTCGTCGTTGGTGGCCGACGACCCGCCGACCTCCATGCCGATCATGAAGTTCAGCGACGTGGCGTTCGAAGACAGATACATGCCGCCGTTGGTGAGGTCGTTGGTCTTGGCGCTCGGCGTCGACAGTACGTAGCGGTTCCCAGCGGCATCGTTTGACGTTGCCCGGATACCGCCCGTGATGGCCGTGGCTGCCTCGACAGAGGCACGGAAGATGCCGTAGGCCGCCGACGATTCGGGCCGGGACCAGAAGCACTGCACGTTGCGAGCGCCACGGCGAAGGCTCACGTCGAGCGTCGGAGCGTCACTGCCGGCGAAGCCGTACGACAAGCGAATCGAAACCTGCTCGGTGTCGTTGCGCAGCACCGTGACGACGGCCGGCGCACCCATGCCGATCGACGTCGACGTCGATGTGACGTAGTACTTCTTGGCTGTCTCCCACTGGCTGCCGTCGTAGTGCGACACGTTGAGTGCCACGACGGTGTCGGCCGGGTCGGTGACCCTCGATGTAGCGCCCAACCACCGCCCGCCAGGTCGAGCCCGAGTCGTAGGAGACCTCGAGCTTGCAGGCGCCCTCATAGAACTGGCTCGGCTGCACGAAGTACGCCGTGGTGAACTGCGCGGCCGGCGTGTTGTACTTCAGGAAGTAGGCGCTGGCCGAGGCGTCTGATGGCGTGCGCAGGTTGCCCGTCGAGAACGTGGTGGCCGACTGCACCGGGATGGCCGACAGCGGGCGCCACGTGTAGTCGAACGTGTCGGCCGCCACGATGCTGTGGCTGTTGGTGCGCAGCGCACCGATCGACATGAGCTCGAATACCGGGCGTGCGTACTGCCCGACCCGCTCGGCCACGATCGTGTACGGGTAGTAGTAGCGCGTCTTGGAGATGACGTCCGACGGGACCGACACCGACTTGATCGTGTAGTACCCGTTGAGGTGATCGTCGGCGCCCCACGTGATGGGCACGACCGGCGTGTCCTCTTCCAGCATCCCGAGCAACTGCTGACGCAGCGCCACGGCATCAGCGAACGACGAGGCGATGATGTCGCCATTGATCGTGACGGTCTGGCCGTCGAAGTCCGTCGTTTTCGGTTCGCGCATGGCGACGTCGCCGCCCGCTCTGCCGATCGTGAACGTCATCTACGCCGCCCGCCGGTTGATGCGACGCAACGTCGCCGACAGCTCACGGCCGTCGAGGTAGAAGTGGAACTCGCCGCCGGCAGCGTTGCTCATCATCTGCTCGAGCTTGTCGAGCGGGATGACTGCCTCGCCGCGTCCGCCGTTGTCGCCGATCACGGCGAGCGTCGGGGCCATGGCGATGCCGCCCGTGGCAAGGCGAGGGATGTCCGGCACGCCGAGCGTAAACCCGTCGTAGCCGACCGGGCCGATCTTGAAGCCCGGGATCTTGAACTGCAGGCCGTTCCATCCGTCGATGATGAAGTTGATGGCGGCACGGAACGCCGACTTGATGCCGTCGAACATGCCGACAGCGGCCGAGGCGATGCGACCAGGCAGGCCGGCAATGAAGTCGACGACGGCGTCGAAGGCGTTGGTGACCGGTGTCTTGATCACGTCCCAGGCCACGCCGAAGGCGAGCTCGATCGTGTTCCACAGATCGTCGATCAGGCCCTTGATGATGCCGATGGCGCCCGACAGCGTCTGCTTGATGCCGTCCCAGGCTTTGCCCCAGTCGCCGTGGATGATTGCGGTCACCGTTTTGATGATGCCCTGGATGACATCCATGGCGCCCTGGACAATCTCCTTGATCGCCTCCCACTTGCCCTGAATGAAGTTCAGGATGTTGTCACCGAAGTTCTGCCAGATGACCTTGATGGCGGCGGTCACCGACTCGATGACATCGCGCACGTGGCCGATGGTGGTCTCGATGACCTCTTGCACGGTCGGCCACTTCTCCTGCACCCAGGAGATGACCTGCTGTATCGCCGGGATCAGCTTGTCGGCGGCGAACGTGGCCAGGCTTGCCAGTGCGGGGATCAGCGCCGCGCCGATGTTTTCTTGCACGTCGGAGAACTTGGCCTTGAGGATGGCCATCTTGCCCTCGAGCGTGCCGGCCGCCGCAGCGGTCTGGCCGCCGAACTGCTGGCCGAGCGCCGCCATGACCTGCTCGGTGCTGGCGCCGTCCTTGATGAGATCGCCGAGCGCAGGACTCAAGGCCTTGAGCGCCTTGTAGTTGCCGGCCGCCGCCTTGCTCATCGCGTCGGTGACGGTGGCCAGGTCTTTGCCGGACCCGGCGCTCACGTCCATCGAGAGCTTCAGAAGGTCTTGGGCCTTGCTGGTGTCCTTGGTGACGCCGACGAGCTTGGCGAACGCCGGGCGCAGGTCGTCGTCGAGTACGCCCGTCGAGTTCTGGATCTTGTTGATCCACGCCTCTTGGGCAGCGATCTGTTCTTTGCTGGCGCCCGTGAGGTTCTGCAACGCCTTGGCCAGCGTGGCCTGCTGCGCCGCGTCTTCTGATGCAGCCTTAGCCGAATCCTTCAAGAACCCGACGCCAGCTGTTACGGCCGCTGCGCTGCCTGCTGCGATCGCTGCAGTCTTGAGCTTGCCGGCGAGGCCATCGGTGAACTTGCCGGCCGCGCCATCGGCCTCGTTGAGCGCCGACTTGAACGAGGAAACGTCCCCGATGATGGCGACCTTTACATCCTTCGCCATTCGGTCACCTCGTTCGCTTCGTCTCTTGGGCTCGCCAGTCGAGGTAGAGCACCATGGTGTCGATCAGGCGGGCGTCGCAGTCAGCCAGCGCCATCGGGTCGCAGCCCGTCTCACAGGCCAGCGACGCAATCAGCCAGGTGTAGGAACCGGGTCCGTACTCGACAGCGCTTTTGGGGCCGGAGCGTCCTCGGCCTCGGCGGCGTCTCGGAACGCTTCCCAGTCGGCCGGGAAATCCAGCGTGATCTTGCCTTGGCGTTTCAGGCGCAACAGCGTGAAGTGAGCGAGACGTTGCAGCTGCACGACGCCCAGGTCGATCTGCAGGATCGGCTTGCCTTCCGATTCCTCGAGCCGGCCGTAGTCGCCCTGGTTCGGTTCGATCTCGACCGACTTGTCACCGTCAATGGTGACGAGCAGCCGAAGCGTGCTCTCGCTCATCGCAATCCCGCTTTCTTCGTTGCCTCGTCGACCGCATCGTCAACGGCTTGCACGACCTCGTCGAACTTGTCGTCGAGCGCCGCATAGATGAACCGGCCACGCTTCGGACCGGCACCGCTACCGGCCCACGGGCCGACGGATCGGGCGTTGCCTCGTACCGGGTTGCGCGTGCCGAAGTCCAGCCAGGCGTAGTAGGGCACCTTCGCTTTGCCGCCGACGATCAGCACCTTGTCGCCGGAGGCGCCCGTGCGGATCGAATCCGCAGCAGCACCACTGCGTCGAGGGACTCGTTCTCTGGCCGCCGCCGCCACAATCTCTGCGACCTTCTTGAGCTCGACCCGCAATCCCTTCTGGAGTTCGGGGTCGACGTCCTTCAGGGCTTTGCGTAGCTCTTTCAGGCCCTCGACCTGGACCTCGCCGGCCATGGCTCTAGAACGTCGACAGCGTGACCGCTCCGGTGATCTGCATGGTGGCCGACCACTCGACGCGGCCCTTGACGCCGACGCTGAGCTTGAAGTCCGACACCAGCGACTCGGCGGTCACCTTGGCCTGGCCGCTGACTGAACCGCCCGGACCCCACAGGATCGAGTGCGATGCCGTGCCGGCGTCCTGCGCGGCGAGCAGCGAACCGAAGTGCCCGAACACCGCAGCGTCATAGGCGCCACTGATCGGGAACACCTGGCCCTGCGCAACGCCGGAGATGAACACCTCGGCGGACGTGCCGAACGACGTCACATCGAGCATGGCGCGCCCGGTGGTGAAGTCGTGCGTATCGATGTACGGCGACAGATCGACGAGGGCGCCCGCTGCGCTGTCGAGCTTGAGGAATGCGACGGTGCCAGCCTTGTAGGCCATTGAGGTACTCCTTGAGTGATGCGGTTAGCGGCGAGCTACGGCGACGTAGTACGAGATCGAGCCCGTACCGGTAACGGTCGAAATGACCCGGGTGTAGCGGCTCACAGACCCGGTCACCGACGAGCGCTGATACGTCAGCCCCGACACGGTCGAAAAGGTGATCAGGTCCGACCACGACGAGTCGTCGGTCGAATGCTGCACCTTGATCACGACGTTGGTGAGCCCTGAGTAGGCGAGCACGTGAAGATGGGCGACCAGCCCATTGGCTGACGCTGCCGTCCAGTCCGTCGAGTTCTCGTTGCGGGTCGCCGTCGTTGGCACGGTGGTCTGCAGCATCTTGCCGAGATCGACCGCGCCGTCCTGCTGGGCGTCCATCTTGAAGTTCACGACGCCGGCCACCGGCGTACCGATGTCGAGCTTGGCGGCCAGGGCGTTGGCCATCAGCACCTCGACGCCACCGGCAGCGATGCCACGCAGCGACACCGTCAACGGCTCACCGGCGCCCAACTCGGTCCAGGTCTTGAGCTGGTCGTATTGCAGGTTGGCGGTACCCGTCGGATCGAGCCAGCCCTGCAGACTGAACATCTCATCCTTGAGCCCGGGGATGAACGTCTCGGCCGTATCGACAATGGTCGTGGTGTCCAGCATGGCAACGCTCGGACCCGCCTCGACGCCAGTGAGGTTGGCCGACAGCGCGTAGGAGCCGAGCAGGACACGAGTGCTTGTGGCGGGGACGTAGGCCATCAGTTGCTCACCACTACTTCCACTTGGAAATCCACCGTCACGTAGAGCACGTCGCCGGTGCCGATGGCCACGACGTTCATGTCGCCCGCCGATGTCACCCGGGCGTAGTCGACGACCTGGAGCAGGTTGTTGTCGCCCTCGACGCAGTACTTCAGGTTCAGCGGGTTGGCCGGGTCCATGAGCTCGGCGATCAACTTGGCGGCGCTGCGCTCCGACGCTCGGCCGGCATAGACCCGCACCGTGTACGTCTGCTCGTTGGCGCCTCGCGCCATCGTCATGTCGTACTCGTAGTTGCTGATCGACAGCACGCCCATCGGCGGATTGATCGTGTCGACCGGGTGCGCCGAGCAGCGGATGCCGGTCTTGGCGACGGCGGCGGCGAGCGCTTCCCAGATGTCGAACAGCGCCGCGGGCATCAGCCGACCGACGGTTTGCGGTACGCCGCCAACAACGACTCGGCCTGCGGGTTGAGGCTGGCCTTCATCCGTAGCGACGTGCCGTCACCCATGGCGATGGCACCGAACACAGCATCCTTCGACTTGAACAGCTGCATGGCCTGGACCATGCACGCCTTGGCCACCTGCTCGGGCACCGCCGGCCAACCGAACTTTGCCGTCACCTGAACGCTCGGAGCGTCCACGTTCGTCGGCCACACGTAGCTCGATCGGGAACGCACGATGTGCAGCTCAGTGTACGGGCGCACCGGATACTCGGCGGCGGCGTTCGGCGGCCACACGACGACGTCGGTGTTGACCGTCAACGTCGTCTCGTAGCTGCCCGAATCGTCATCGTCGATCTTGACCACCAGGCCCGTGGTCGTCGAGATGTCGTCAACGACCAGGCAGTAGGGATCGTCGGGCACGTAGGTGCGGGCCACCACACTGCCGTCCTGCCAGAACCGCCGACCGGTGTAGTCATCGCACTGGCGAGAAGCGGCCTCGATGGCCAGCTCCAACGCATCGTCGTCGGTGGTGTCGAAGATGCCGAGCTCGGCCTTGAGGTCGGCGAGGGCGGCGTAGCCGTTGGTGATCGTCACGTCGTTACCTCACCTTGATGACGGCTAGGCCCCAGCAGTCTTCGTAGAACTTCACGTCGAAGCCCTCGGCCTCGCAGAACTCGACGACGGCTTTTTTGACCGGGAACCTCGGGTGCGGCGGGGCGCCCTCGGGGATCGGCAGCTCGGTGTCGTGACACACGATCACGCCGCCCGGCTTCACCAGCCAGCGGTAGACGTGCAGTTCCTTCACCGTCTGCTCGTAGTGGTGACTCGTGTCGATGAACACGATGTCCGCGCCGTCGAGCTGGCCAAGCACGTTCATGCTCAGGTCATCGCCCTGGATGTGGCGCCAGTGGCTCCACGATCCGACCTCAGGCGCTGGGTCGAGGTCGACACTCGTGAGTCGGCCGCCCGTTATGGCGAGCCCGTAGAGCCACGCCACGGTGCTGACGCCCGACCGGCTGCCCAGCTCGATGACGTGCTGGGCGTTGAGCGAACCGACCAACGCCACGAAGCGCGGCAGGTGCAGGTAGATGTCGCTCGGTGTTTCGCACAGCTCTCGATACTGGCGGCGAAGCTTTTCTTGCTTCTTCATCCAGTGCGCCGAGAAATCGCCGGTGGCGATCACCCGAGCATCCGGGCCAAGCTCAGCGGCGGCCGGGTCGATATGAACCGGGAAGTCACTCATAACTGCACCCACCACAACGTCGCCATAAGCTGCGCATCACCGAACTGCTCGATGACCGCTTGCTGCACCGGCGGGTGGTGCACGTCGTCGCCGCACATGATCGACCCGGGCGCCATCAGCGGCTTCGCCGCAGCGATGTTGTCGCGCACTTCCTCGTAGGAGTGCTCGGCGTCGATGAACAGGAAGCGGATCGGGTCGGCGTACTTGGCGAAGTACTCACGCCATCCCATTCGGAACGCCGCCACATTGCCTCTGGTGGCGGTGTGGACGTTGTGTAGAAACTGCATGTAGACGTCGCGCTCAGCGGCAAGATCGGCGCTGATCTCGCCAGGCGAACCGTTCCACGTATCGATCGCCACGACCTCGGCCGGGTGAGCGGCGTTGGCGAGAGCGATGGTCGAGCGGCCTTCCCAGGAACCAATCTCGATGATCTTGCCCTCGGTGCCGTCTGTGAGGCTGAGCAGCTTGGCCAGCGCCTCTTGCGACGCCGAGCCGAACCACTCTTCGTGAAACTCGACGCGGCTCATCGGGGCCTGAACCATTCCGCCGGCGCATGACCGTCGACGATCCAGCGCGGCCACGACTCATCGACATCGACCGGCGCCATCCGCTTGCCGTCGACGTGGTAGCCGAGCGTGCGAAACTGGTCGCCGTCGAGCCCGTCGACGATGCGGTCCTTGACCTCGGGGTGGCAGAAGCTGCCGACCTTGCGCATGGCGTCGTCAGCCGTGCCGAGCCAACTGAGATGCCATCCGGCATCCTTCAGGTACGGCGGGCAGGGAACGACATTCCGGGCATCCCTCATGCGGCCGAACGCCTGCAGCCCGAGCTTGAACACCGTCGAGGCCTTGCCGGCCACGGTGCCCCGCCACGGTTCTGGGTAGAGCCAGTCGACCGCCCAGAAGTGGCCACGCTGTTCGAACGCCACGAGGCCTTGCGGGCGGATGTTGCGCACCGGCAGCACCCGCGGGATCTCATCGATGTCGCCGTGCAAGATGATGTCGTCGCCCTGGCAGCCGGCCTTCGCCAGACCGCCGGCCACGTACTCACGCTGCGCGTGCTCACGGGCCCATGGGTCGGGAGCATCGGCCGCCGTCGGGAGACCGGACGCCTTCACGTAGAGGATACGGTCCGCCCACTTGTCGAACCGGTCACGGTTTGCTTCGAAGTTCCACGGCTTCGGGTGGTCCTGGTGGTCGACGTCGGCTTCGACGATGACGTGCACCAGGTTCTTGATCGGATCGAGTTCGTACAGCCGGCACTCGAGGATGTCGAGCTCGTTGTTGAACATCACCGTGTCGTAGATCGTGGCCATGTCAGCCCCGCTGTGCAGCGATGAGTGGGGCCCGGGACAGGAACGTCTTGCGGTCCTGCTCGGCCGACTCGACCGCCTTGGCGTACAGCGGGTCGGCAGCGCGTGCCGCTTCGTCGCCGTCGTAGCCCGGGTGGTGATGCACGATCACCGAGTCGAGACACGGCGTGAACACGTTGCGAGCCTTGGCCAGCTCCACGATCTCTTTGTCGACCCACCAGTGGCCGTAGCACTCGGGGGCCAGCACGCCCGGCCCGTCGAGGCTGGCGCCGTACTCCTCGATGTAGGCGCGCCGCACGAAGAAGTGATCGGCGTGACGGCCGGCGGCAACGTCGAGGTTCTTCGGCGCGCCGTCGGTGTCGTTGGTGCCGATCACGTCGAAGCGGTCGCTGAGCTTCTGCGCTGCTTCGAACCACCCCGGCTTGAACTCGACGTCGTCGCCGACGACCAGCACCCAGTCGGCCGTGCTCTTGGCGTAGCAGGCGTTCACGTTCTCGGCGTAGGTCTTGCCGGGCTCGCCCTCGATGACGTTGGCCAGAGTGATCTGGTCGGGCGTCGTCTTCGGCAGCGACGTGAGGAACGAGTCGTAGAACCGTTCAGCATTGGCCGGTCGCACGATCGGCACAAGCACGTCAACGAACCGCATCGACTGGCGCTCGAGCGGCACCGGCTGCTTCGACTGCCCGAACGATTCGAGGAACGGCAGCCAGCACTCTTCGAACACCCGGTCGGCGTCGTAGTTGGCGGCGAACCGCACGCACCGCTCGCTCATCGCTTGGCGCTCGTCGCCGGTCACGGCGTAGGCCAGCTCGAGCTTGGCGACCACGTCGGCGATGAACGGCACCACGTAGCTGGCCCGCTGCGACGGGTCCCACTCAGGCTGGCCAGTGACCGTCCACCCGGTGACGCCGTTATCAAGGAACAACTCGGGCTGTGCCGAGAAGTCCGTAGCGATCACCGGCGTGCCGCACGCCTGCGCCTCGATGAGCGGGACGCAGAACCCTTCGCCGTGCGACGGGCTGAGCAGCACATCGAACGTCGAGTACAGCGCCGCCATCTGAACCTGGGTCACACCCATGCGATAGGCGTACTGGTCAGTGAAGACCAAGGCGTGCGGCGGGATGCCGGCATGGCGAGCAAGCTCGTGGAGGTCGATACCCTCGGCGGCGCCGGCAGCGTCGGCGTGGACCAACAGCACCGCTTCCTGGTGCGCCTTCCAGAACACCCCGAACGCACGGAACGCTTCGTTGAAGCCCTTGCGGTCCCGGCTCCAGCCTTTGTTCATGGCGACCATACCGACGACGTAGCTGTCTTTCGGCACGCCGTAGAGCTGGCGGCCACTGACCTCGACGTCACCGATTGTGATGGTCGGCCGAGGTCGCAGCACGTTGGTGTCGACGGCCAGCGGAATGTACGTCGGCGAGAGGCCGGCTTCCATGAACAGCCGTTCACCGAAGCGGCTCATCGCGACCGGTGTGGCGTTGGTCCGTTCGAAGAACCGCAGCACACCCGGCGGCACCGGAAAGTGATCGACCGGCGCCCACGCCGCCACGTTGAACTTGTCGAGGTCGGGGTTGTGCAGTGCCCACACGTCGAGCAACGGGATGATGATCCCGTTGTCGTGGTCGCCGTCGAACCATTGCATGGCGTGCGCCGAGATGACGTCGTTGCCCTGGTCGAGATAGGCGCTCGGGTAGAGCCGCACGTCTTTGCCGGACGGTGTGCGCCACGTGCCGATCGAGCCTTGTTGGCCGAACGTGCACGACACCGCAACCTCGTAGCCGGCGTCGGCGAGGCGCTCGGCGAGCAGCGCGCATTGCACGCCGTAGCCGGTCTTGACCGTCGGTCCGTTGGAGTGGATCAGGATCTTCTTCTTCATCGGGTCTCACGGGCGTTGGCCCGGGTCTCCGTGATGATGACGACCTGACCGTCTTCCAGTTGCGTGAGCGCAACGACGCGCTCGGCATGAAGCTTCTCGACCGTGGTCTCGATGTCCACGGGCGCGCAACGATGCACAGGCATTTTCGATTGTTCCTCTCGCAGGGGGTATTACGGACGCCTCACAGGGAGGTCGGCCCCGAAGCGGGACGGAGCCGACCACCTCCCTGCGAGGGGATTGAGTGACCTGGTTAGGTCAGACCGAACGCTTCATGACGTTGATCGCCGAGCTGTCGATGAGGTCGCCGTCGACCCGGGTCTTGCCGCGGAACGTGACGAGGTCGGTGTTGAAGGCGTACTCGTCGGACCGGTCGATCACGAAGTTCTGCGCCACTCGGATGTAGTAGGCCGAGAAGTCACCGAACGCGATCACCTTGGCGTTGCTGGCGAGCGAGGCCACGTTGGGATCGGTGTACACCGGGTAGCCGAGGAGGCGGTCCGGCTCGGCACCCTGGATGCCTTGCGTCGGCGAAGGCAGCCACATCGTCTGTCCCAGGGTCCCGCCGTTTGAGTCGCGCAACTTTCGAATGGCGGCCACGGTGAGGTCGCGCATGAGAAAAGCTGACGAATTCCGGGCCCGGTAATTTCCGTTCACGGAATAGACCAGATCCACCAATTTCTCATACGTGGGATCAATCAATGACCCGCCGGTGGCGATGGTGCCGGCACCGGCCAGCGCCGTCATGACGCCGTTCGGAGCGGACGAACCCGAGCCGGTGACGAGGTCGGTGGCGACGTATTCGCCGACAGCACGAGCGACGTTCTGGGCCACGAAGCCGAGGATGTCGACGCCTGCGTCGCTGATCGTCTCGGAGGCGAGCTGCAAGAGCTGGCCGTACTTGTAGGCGTTGAGCGTCATCTTGCTGAACGTCGGGTCGGTGCCGCCGATGGCGGTGCCCTGGGCGATGACTGCGGTGCCGATGCCGTGGGCGAGCACCTTCGGGAAGTCGAGCGGGTTGCCACCGGCCGTGAAGACCTTGGTGGTCGGCATCATCATCATGGCGACCGAGGCCGTCATGTACTGGTACAGCGTGCTCGACAGTTCGGTCGGCACCAGCGTGCCGGACGAGCCGGTGTCCCACAGGAGGGCACGAAGCTCACGGCTGTCAGCGCCAGCACGCATCGCCTCGACGGCGGCACGGCCCGAGCGCAGGTCGACGGTGAAGGCGTTCTTGACGTTCTCGCCTTCGATGTTGCCGGCCTGGCCACGGATCTCGCCACGGGCCCACGCAGCGAACTGCTCGGCCTCGGACTTGGCTGCACGCTGCACGGCGGGCTCGCCGAACTGCGACAGGGTGGCTTCGCGCAGCGTCGCCGCCTCGCGCTCACGGGTCTCGGCCAGGATGAAGTTGTCCCGCTGGGCGTCGAGCTCGTTGATGTGGGCGTTGATGCGCTCCCACTTCTGCTGCTGCTCGCCGTCGAACTGGCCACGGGACTCATCGAGGAGCGCCTTGCCCTCTTCCCAGGCCTTGAGACGTTCCTTGTTGATACGGATGATTTCAGCGTTCAGGTCCATTGACCCTCTTTCGCGACACGGCCCACCTCTGCGGCGGGCCGGATGAACTGATGGGGTTGGTGTCGCGAGTGAGTGGCAGCGAGTGGCGGAACCGGCTCGGTGCTCTCGGCGTCGCAGTGAGGGTCAAGCAGCGCGCTTGGCCCAGAGATCCATGAGCAGCCGGTAGGCCACGTCGGGATCTTCTTCGTTCCGTGCCTCGGCCGCTTCTTCGGCCGGCAGCAGGGATTCGAGATGAGCGATGGCCCGACGAAGCTGGGGCTCGTCGTAGCTGCCGCTGGTGATTTCGTGGATGAGCTCGTCGAGGCTGCGCACGGCCGCCGACGTGTGCGGGTTGGCCGGGCGGTTCACCACGGAGACTTCGAAGATCTTCGCTTCGAAGATCGAGCGCTCGCTGTAGTCCGCCGACCATTCCTGCTTGATGGCCTGGAAGCCGATCGACATCTTGGCCATCTGGCCACGGCTGATGGCCGAGCGCAGGATCTGCACGTCGGACCGGTCGGGGTCGAGGCTGGCCACGACGGCGAGGTCGGGGTTGGCTTCGAGCGTCAGCGTCTTCGACGAGCGGGTCGCCAGCGGCACGCCGTAGGTGTCGTGGTTGACGAAGAGCTCGATGTCGGACTTGCGGTCCTTCAGCGTCTTGTCGAAGGCACTGGCCCGGATCGTCTCGGTGAACTCGCCGAGGAAGTCACGCACGACATAGGGCTTGTCGACCGACGAGGCCACGCCTTCGAACGTGATGTCGCCATCGGCGGCGGCACGAAGTTCGATGGGCTCGGCGAACGAGCGAAGTTCTTTGGTGCCGCGCAGTGCGGCGGCACGTTCACTGAGCTGCATTGGCCCCTCCGGGGGTCGACACGGGTTCGGGCGCCGGCAACGGGGCACGGTCCTCGAGGTCTCGCATTTCGGACGTGAGCAGCACCGGGGCTTGGCCTTCGGCCGACGCGGCGGTGTTGATGCGTGAGGCGATCTCGTACGTCTGCCAACGGCTGAGCGTGTCAGCCCGAAGCAGCGAGTTGGTGTTGAGCTTCACGTAGCGGGGCGCGGCGAGCAGCGAACTGAGCGCGGTTTCCAGACGCACGATCCAGCGCATGAGCGCCACTTCCAAGCGGCGCTGGCTGCGCTGCTCGAGGTTGGCGTACGTCAGTGACGACCCGGACTGCTGGGCGATGCCCAGATCGGACGGGTCGAGCAGGAAGATCTGCCCGGCGATTTCGGCGGCGGTGAAGCTGCGGGTCTGCAGGAACTGCGCTTGCTCGGGGGTGACGCCGGTGGACTTCCACGACGCACCGCCCTCGAGCACGGCGGGTAGGTGCGCCTTGTTCTTGCCCAAGTGCAGTCGAGCAAACTGGCGAGCGAGCGAGGCGGCCGACCCACTGACCTCGGCATTGCCGGGGGGCAGCTTCTGGGGCACCTCGATGACGCCTGACATCGTTGCGCCTTGGCCGAAGAACCGGCCGGCGAACTCCTGCACGGCCATGCCGCCGCCGATCGACTGGCGAGCGGCTTCAACCGGCGACAAACCGAGGTCGGAACCGGCGCGCACGATGCCCGGGATGTGAAGGATGTCGAACCGAGCACGATCGCCGCCGACGTAGAACACCCGACGACCCTTCTCGTAGCGGATCTGGACAAACCCGGGCTGGCTGTTGAGCGGGACGAGCTCGACGATGCCGCCGGTGTCAGGCGAGCGCAGGATGGCGCAGAACGCGTTGCCGTCGAGCAACAGCGACGTGAGCACCTTCGTGCGCCACGTGATGTTGTCTACCCCGACCTCGGGGTACAGCAGCCACGTCGGCGTAGCGATGTCTTCCCGGCCGGCGCTGGTCTTGCGGTAGACGTCGATCGGCAACGTGGCAATCAGATCGGTGATGAGCTGCACTGCGCCGAACACGGCCGCGAGCTGCGTGGCATTGCCGGAGTTGACCGACTGGCCGGCCCAGGTCGACGGGTTGGCGTCGCCGAAGTCGCCCCAGGCCGTGGCCTGGACAGCGCGCTGCTCGTCAGCGCCACGGCGCCCAAACATCAGCGCGCCCGCTCGAGCTCATAGCCGACGTAGAACGTCGACACGCCGAAGGCGGTCCAGCCCGCCCACGCCACCAGCATCCCGAGGCCGAACGATGCGACCGCCAGTCCAGCGATCTGCAGCACGGAGGCGAACAGCTTCATTCGTCCTCCAAGAAGTCGGCGAGATTCACGACGGCCACGGCGGCCGGTTCACGGTTCTGACGGTGTGCCCAATGCGCCAACGTGGCGGCAACGAGCGGGGAGATGTCGACCTTCGAACTGCGCCGTGACCAGGTCCACGTGTCACCGGCCTGGCGCCGGCCGGCGCCGACGATGGCGGCATTGAGCTGTGGTTCGTTGCGGTGCACCAGCAGGTTCTGGTCGAGCGAGTCCTGCAGCAGCCCGCAAGCCTGGCCGTACTCTTGCGGCGACACCGAGTGCACGGCGATGCCGAAGCGCTCGAGGTCGGCAGACAGCGAGCCCGCCGGGCCCTTCAGGTCAGCGACGATCATGGCGGGCGCGTGGCGGGCGATGATCCCGGCGAGCCGGTCGATGACCCAACCGGTACCGGGTTCGTTGGCGATCAGTTCGACGGCGGCGCCGTCTTGATGCCTGCCGCAGGCAACGATCGACGCTCGGTCGTGCTCGGGCGTTACGTCGAACGCCAGGCTCACCGGGTCGAGCGGCGCCGCCGTCGGATCGCTGCGGTCACGCCACGCCTGCGTCAGCGCGGTGTCACCGATCTCGTCGGCCGGGCGGTCCGGTACGCCGAGGCGCTCCCGGGCGAACTCTTCGGCCGGCATGGCGTCGCGCTCGGCAGCGATGAACTCTTCCGTCGGCCGGCCACGGGCGCCCGACATCGACGGGTTGGCCAGCCGCCACGCTTCCCGGTCGTCGAGGTCGATGGC